AAATCATCAAGTTTATCGTTCAGTTGTTTCATTTCTTTCAAGAAAACTTTCTTGTTGTCCGCCATTGCTTTCTTTATAATGTCTACTTCTTTAGTCATTTTTAATATCTTTTACCAATCTTAATTGTTCAATCTTTTTTAATGCCTGTTTCTCTTTTAGAATAAGTTTATTCAATGATATAGATGCCTCCATCAATGCAGACACTCTGCCCATTTGCACCATGTGATCAATCTGACTGTATTTTTTCTTTGCTCTTGCCACGTATTACCTCATTATGTATGGACCAAATAATATAAGAATCAACATAGCCGGAGTCACAATAGACAAGGGCCAAAATTCTAACAACTCTATCCAATCCTTCTTGGTCAATTTATATTTCTTATTCTTCATCTTTTACCTTTCGTATCATAGTGGCTTTTCTAGGATACAATTGATTCTGTATGTGTTCAATATCAAAGCCAGACATACGTTTTATTTTTCCATTTACTTTAACACTATAAGAATATGGAGGACCGTCCCATTTAGTAAATTTCCACTCGTCCTCTTTCTTACTGACTTTTAATTTTCTTTTTCTCTTCATTTGTTCTCCTTGGGTCTTCTAGTTCTGCCATTTTTTTCTTTAAACCTAATTTATCTAAACTCCACTGTATCACATAAACCATTGTCACAAATAACATAGTAGAAGATAATGTAATATAAACCACTGCATGGATATTGTTAAACAACCATTTTTCATAGTCCGCTTCTGTTCTTGCCATAACGTTCCAACCTACAATGGCAAGTGCCTCATATATTAGTATTGTTTTGAACATGAACCATCTACTCATCTAACTACCCCACCAATCAAACTCTTCTTCTTTGTCAAAGCCAAGATCAATTAACTTTTCATGTATCCATTCATCAGGCATACCTGTTCTTGCCTTCTTCACACCGTATGGCATCTCATCTGCGAAATAGTCCATTAGTTCGTCAAAACATTCTCCACCATATTCTATGTCATCAATATCTGTGATGTGGTTGGAATCCAATATTTTCTTTACTGCATCATATTCCGATATCATATTTTTTCTCCTATTTCAAATCCTCTGAATCTCATAAACCTTGGAAATCTTAAACTGTATTCATCTTCACTGTCTTGGTTCTTTGTAATAGCATCTGCTCTTACTTCTACAATTTGTCCAATCAGTTTGTCTTTGCTTTTCCAAAATATGTCTCTATTGTCATCACTCAATCCAGATCCAACATTAGTTTTAATCTTTTTGCCATCATCTGTTCCCTCACAAATCAAAGCACCTAATTTACCAACATTTCTGCCAGTGCCTTCTTCTGTTGCTTTAATTTCCAAACTAACCTCTATAAATGGTTTTAACTTCAACCACGCATGACTTCTTTTGCATTCATAAGGAGCATTGAGATCTTTAATCATAATACCCTCATATCCTCCCTCTACGGCCCTTTTATTCACCTCTGTGTACGTCTTTTGACCTTCGGGTGTGTCTAAGTTCACAATTTCATGATCCAGCACTCTAACGGCGTTTAAATTGGTATCATGCTTTTGGTACCAAGCCTTCAACATGGCAGTTCTCATTGTTTGTGTTTTGTCCCATTTACCCTTTTTAAAATCATCTAATGGAATGAAATCAAATAAATGTAATACTGCATCTTTGGCGTTAGCACTTCCTTTTCTATGAACCTGTTTCATAAGGTCTTGGAAGTTCTCACTCATCACTTCACCATCTAGCACCAAAGGATATGGTGGTGGATCTTGTTTTACAACTGCGGATATTTCTTCTTGTATATGTCCAAAGTTTGTAAACTCCTTACCATTTCTACTCAACATATCTACTTTGCCATCTGGATGTACGATAGCCAAAGTTCTTACACCATCTAATTTAACTTCTAACATCTTCTCGCCCACCAACTTCTTTTCATGGTTTGCTGAATCATGGGCAAGTTGGCAAGTAAACACGGGCACCATGTACTTGCCAAACTTGTTCTTTTTTGCAACAGAGTTCACAGTTTTTTCTGAAACTCCGCAACGCAAATCTTTTATTAATATTCTTCTATAGAAACCATTCCATTGTTCTGCCGTAGCCGAACTCATTACAAGGTTTATAGCATCTCTGGCATTGTGTCCAGTCAATTCTCTATTGTAAAGTTTTTCTGCTAGTTCTTTGAATACCTTCCAAGGACATCCTTGTCCTGCAACAACTTCATCTTTTGTTGGAACTTGCTTCACTCCAAATGTGTACAACTTATCCAGACACATCTTCAAGCCTTCAAAGAACTCATCTAGTCCTTCATTCATAGCATCTAACAATATCTTCTCCTTTGCTAGTCTACTATTGTCTGCTTCTAGTTTCGCAATAACTTCTTGTGGTTGTGTTCTCATTCTATTGGCTCCAAATCATCTTGTAGTTTTTCACTTGGTGTCTTTTGTTCATCAAGTAGATTTTCATATTTCACAATCAAATTAGATAACTGCTGAAACGGATAGTTCTTAGCAACCATATCATCTCTCATCTTCTTTAGATCATTTAATAATTGTACTATCATATATTATAACTCCATTATACAGGTTTTAAAACAGTTTGTTTTGCCATTTCTTGCCAATTGTCTGGAAAAGACTTTGCCAAATCCGCAATCTTAAGAACCGTTCTCAAACTTATTTCTCTTAATTGTCTTTTGTATTCATCTATAAAAGCCACAATTCCTTCTTCTGTGTCTTTTGGTAGTGCATAACTTTTTAACATACCGTCATTTACAATTTGTTTAATCCTTAGGATTTTTTCTCTAATTGTGTCAATAGTAAGGTCAATGTAATGACATCTACTCTCTAATGCTTCTAAATGATCTCTCAACTTCTTACTCTTTACATTATCGAATTTAATATTTGTAATAAAAATAACTGAACCAGCAAAGTTAAAAGTATCAGGCACACCCTCTCTTCTTAACATATGGGAGTCTGTGTTCCAACATATTCTTCTAGTCTTTTTAGAATCAAGTGCCGCCTTAAGTATATTCAAACTTAAATCATCTAGTAATATGCTATCACAGTCATCAAATACCAATACATTATCAGCACCAGAATAATTATAAAGTTTACAATATAAACCAATTGGAGACATTGCACCTTTTACAACTTCATACTTTGGTGCCGTGTTGCCAAGTGTAGATACAACTCCATATCTATCCAATACAGTTTCTACTCCATAACTCTTACCAACTCCTGGAGGTCCCGATACAATCATTGCTCTCACATCACCTTTTTTACAAGCCTTCGTCATGCTGTCTAAGATTGTGAATCTTTTTCTCATTCTTTCAACAGTTTCAGTATCGCTCTCTTCTTTAGGTTGTTCAGGAGCAGAATCTCTCAATTGGTTCTCGCTTACCACGTTTACCTTAATCTTGTCTGATGTTGCTCCGGGATAGTCTTTAGGATCTATCTTAACTGTGATGTATCCACCTTCCTTGTGCGGATGTGGTTGATATGCTTTGAGTAATTGAAACGATTGGTTCTCTATTAATTTGTTTCTGTAAGAACCTTCCAGAACGTATATTGTGTTTTGCATTGTGCCCTTTCTTGCCTTTTATGTTTGCCTTTTCTTATTCATTATTTTACTTTCTTTGTTCAAAAAAGTCAACCTATTAGTCTGCTCTACTTTCGCTTATACAATCTAAACCAAAAGATTCCAAAGTACTTGCGAACGCATCGCAACCAATTTCCTTAATACTCATAGATTGTGTACATCTCCATGGATGACTTTTTGGCATAATGTCGTAGTAGGATATTCTCCAACCACCTTTGTATGCTATATCACCAATTTCTTGTTGTTTTAAGAAATTAACGAACTTACCTTTTGCAGGTCTTATTTTAACATTTGCGAAACCACAGTACATAGGTTCCTCTTTATCCTTCATGTACTCGTCAACTGCCTTAACAGCCGCATCTTTGGCAGTATGCCAAATGTATGTTGGATCTACTTTGTGGTTCATAAATTTAACTACTTGTTTTTCTTGAGTTTGCATTGTTGCCCTTTCTATTGTTAATTAAACTATTAATCTTTTTTGACCGTCCATATAACAAGCGCCAGTCCATTTTACAACGTATTCACCAAAAATGTTACCTCTTGGAGCATTCAGAGCCGGTAATGCCCAACTTGCCGCTTTTAGGATATCACCTTGTTTAAACTGCACACCTTTAGAAGTTGTGAAGTCTT